AAACGCAATCATGGAGGGAGCCCGTAAGGGTGATATTTGGATTGTTAAGAAACAATATGATAGTAAAGGTGAACGTATCTTTCATAATGTTTGCCAAGAGATCTTAATTAAGTCACGGGATACCTGTCTGCTTTCCCATGTGAACTTGGGAGCAGTGAAAATAGAGGACATTCCAGCTGCTTTTGGTGATGGAATGAGATTTCTTTGCAACCTTTATGAAAGTACTGGTGTTGATGAATCTGGTATCTACTCTAGAAAAGATAGACAAGTTGGACTTGGTGTACTAGGTCTAGCTAATCTTCTAGCTATTGAAGGTGTTACTTATAAACAGTTTGTTCGTGCTTTGCGTCAAAGGAATTTAGATGTTGTTAAGCATGAGGACAAATTTAAAGAGCCAGGTACTAAGTATGAGGAGATTGATGAGGCTCAGCTTAAAGCTTTTGAAATTGTTCAATATATTTGGGCAGGGTTTATGGAAGCAGCTGCTGTTGCAGATGAGAACAATATGTCAAGAGTTTTTACTGTTGCTCCTACTGCGTCTTGTGCTTATAGGTATCAGGATAGAGAAGGATTCACTACGGCTCCTGAGATAGCTCCACCCATCAGTCTTGAGGTAGATCGTGATAGTACTACTCTCGGTGTGCAGAGTTATAAGTTTCATCCTAAAGCTGAGATTGCTCAAGATGTTGGTTGGGACACTTTCTTTGAGTTGAACTGTGAATGGCAGAGACTCATGGACAGCACTGGGTTAGCTCACGCTATCTCTATGAATTGGTGGAGTGACTTAATAAAATTTGACAGAGATTTTATGTCTCGATGGTTAAATTCTCCGTTAAAGAGCTTATATTATTCTTTACAGGTCATGCCAGATACGCAAGATAAAACAGATGTGTATTCAGCCTTAGGCGATACAGATGTTGATGAGTATTTGAATGAAATCCTGACAGAAGATAACAAAATCACTTGCGATTGTGCAGAATGATGAAAAAGCATCCATACCAAAAGCTTCTTGAAAAAAAGAGGACTTGGACACCTGTAAAGGTAACTAAAAGTAAAGTAAAAGAAGGTGCAGAAGAGACACTTAAACGTGCTCTATCTATAAGACACCTTGAACTACCCGTAGGAGGGTTCATCAAGGCGGCTCTTGAAGATATCCCAGTTTTATCTAAGGAGCTTCTAGAGGACAACGTAAGAGATGAGGATAGGCATGATATAGCCCTCAATTATATTGCTGAAGCTCATGGTGTAGATGAGAAAGCTGAGGCTGAAGCTTTTAGACTTCAAGCAGCTTGGAAGGCTCACCCTGATCCCACAGTTTTAAAAGCTCTTGTAATTGAGAAAGCTGTCTTTTTTGTGTTGCTGCCTTTCTTCAGATTCAACGGAGACACTGGGATGAGGGTTACATCAGCGGATATCAGCCGTGATGAAACCATTCACGTAAGTGGTCATAGTCTTGTGTGTAGAGAAAAGGGTTGGACTCCTAGCCCATCTTTAGATAAACTAAGGAAAGCAACAATTAATTGGGTTCTTCAACCTTTAGGAGATTCAGAGGATCGCTATCTCAATAAGCAGTTCTGGCTAGATCAGTCAGATAACCTGATGTACAGTGGAAAGACAGAGGGTTTAGACGATACTAAACGAGCTAGAGTCCCTGCCTTTTTTGAAACTAGTAATTCTGACTTACCGAGCTATGCATAAAAACAAGTGGTTTGATGACCTATTCAATAATAATAATCATTGGGATTATGCGTATGCTTATGCAGAAGTAGATCCTTTCTATGGTAAGAAAGAAGAAGAAGAAGAAACTGACGATTTATCTATTACAGTTTTTCATTGGAACATTGGTAAGTTTTTTAGGAAAGTCACTAGACCTATAGATAAAGCTATTAATAAAGTTAAACAACCAGTACAGAAGGCAGTTAAAGATGTAGCTAAAACTGTTGATAAAACTATTAATGTAGTTAAACAACCAGCACAAAACGTTGCTAAAGATGTAGCTAAAACTTTAGATAAAGTTATTAATGTAGCTAAACAACCAGTACAGAAGGTAGTTAAAGATGTAGGTAGCTATGACTATAAAAAGAAAGCTTCTAACATTGCTACAGATATAGGTAGAACAGCTGATAAAGTTGGAGCAAACATTAAAAGAGGTGTTAAAGATGTAGCTACCGATCCGCTAAGAGTCGGTCAAAATATACTTACTCTTGGTGAATCAGAGAAAGAGCGTACAAAAGTAAGAATTGAAGCTAATGAAGCAAAGACTGAATCAGAAAGAGCAGCTAAAGCTTATGCAGATGAGACTGCTAAAATTTCAAAAGAAACTAAAGCAGCTAGAGATAAGTATGACGTTGCAAAGAAGGAGTCAGAAGCTCAGTTTGCTAAATCTGAAGAAGCTTTAAGAGGAGCTAAAGCTAAGCAGCAAGAAGCTGAAAGAGTTGGAACAATTACAGCTCAGTATACTCAAAATAAGAAACAGCAAGCTAAACGAACTGCTTCTGAAAAAGCTATAGCAGATCAAAAGGCTGCTGCTGCTGAAGCTTTAAAAGCTAAAAGATTAGGTAAACAGGCTAAAGCTCCTGGTATAGCGAGTCTTAACATTAAAGGTCCTGGAGGCGTAGGAGGTACTGGTAAACCAGGTTCTACTACTAAAAGTGCTAAAGAATTGAGAGATAAGAAGAAGAGTGCTTTGAATATATGATCCCTCATATTGACAAACAAATTGTCGAGTATCTAGAAGAAGCCTATCCAGATAGGGCTCCAGATATTAGTATGGAAGAGAAACAGATATGGTTTACTGCTGGACAGGTGGCGGTCGTTCGTCATTTGAAAGACCAGTATAATCTACAAGAGGAAACTAAGTACAATTGAGGGACAATAAATGGTCGTCATAACTGGAACCGCTATTGCCCTTGGTTTAGGTGCAGCAGCAACAGCTTATTCAGGTTACGCCGCAGCTCAGGCTGCTAGAAAGCAAGCTGAAGCTATGCGAGCTCAGACTGCTGAAGCTAGAGATAAAGCTAACAAAGAGTTAGCTCAGATGCAGTCTGATGCTGCAGCTACTCAGAAGCGTTTTGGTTTACAGATTCAACAATCTAGAGATGCAACTGCTGAATCTGCTAGACAAGCTGAGCAATCCACTAAGATGGCTCAGGCTCGAATGGCGCAAGCTCAAGCTGCTTCTAATTTATCAATACATCAGCAACAACTTTCAGCAGCTCAAGCTAGACAGTTACAAGCTGGAGCCAATGTAAAGAACAAACGACGTGTTAAGAGAGGTACTCCTGAGGCTATGAGAACTAAGCTGAGTATTGACTCAGGACTTGGTGGTACTCCAGGTGAGACTGCTGCAGTAAGTGGTATGGGAGGTAATTATGGTTAATAAATCAACAGCAGAAGCAAGATATCAATTTCTTGAGCCTGAGAAAAGTACTTATTTAGATAGAGCTATTGAGTGTGCTAAATACACACTTCCTACACTGATTACTGATAATGATCGGAGCAGTGGTAAGAACCTCTACACAAAAATTAACACTACTTATCAAGGGCTGGGCGCTAGAGGAGTTAACAACCTAGCAGCTAAACTTTTGATCGCTTTGTTACCTCCTAACCAGGCGTTTTTTAGGCTCTCAGTAGATGATATTAAGCTCCAACAAGAGCTAGATAATTTTAAAGATCTACAATCAGAGTTTGATCAACAGCTTTCTCTAATGGAGAGAGCAGTAATGAGAGATATAGAGGAGTCAGGAGATAGAACTGCTCTATTTGAAGCTCTTAAACATCTAATTATTGGAGGTAATGCTCTTCTTTATATAGCTGATAACGGTACTAGAGTTTATCCTCTTAAATCTTTCTGTCTTAGTAGAGATCCAGAGGGTAACATATTAGAAATAGTAGTACGAGAAGAAGTTACTCCTGATGTACTGCCTGTAGGTGTAGCACCTAAGAATGGTGACGGTAAATACACAGATAAAACTGTATTCTTATACACCTTAGTTGAGTACGACTACAAGAAAGAAACGTGTAATTGGCATCAAGAAGCATACGGTAAAAGGGTAGGAGAACCAGGGAGAGTACCAATAGATAAATGTCCTTGGATTCCTTTAAGGATGTTCCGAGTAGCTCATGAAGGTTACGGACGTAGTTATTGTGAAGAGCTGCTTGGGGATCTTAAATCTCTTGAGTATTTATCTAAAGCAATCGTGGAAGGATCGGCTGCGGCCTCACGAATTTTATTCCTCTGTAACCCGAATGGTACTACAAGGCCCGACGCCCTTGCGAGAGCAGCTAATGGCTCAATTGTCGCCGGAAATCCTAACGATGTAGCACCAATTCAAATGCAGAAGCAAGCGGATCTTTCCGTAGCTCTGCAAACCATAGCTCGTATAGAACAAAGACTTAGTTTCTCCTTCTTACTTAATAGTGCTATCCAAGCTGGCTCTCAAGGACGGGACCGAGTCACAGCGGAAGAAATCAGAATGGTCGCCAATGAGCTCGAATCAGGATTGGGTGGCATATATTCCATACTTTCTGTAGAACTACAACTACCTTTAGTAAATAGAAAGATGGCTCTAATGGAGCGTCGAGGTAGTCTTCCTAAGCTTCCAAAAGGTGTGGTGACTCCTCGTATCACGACGGGTCTGGATGCTTTGGGTCGTGGTAACGATAAAGCTAAGCTTATTGAATTTATTACAACCCTTGCTCAGACCTTAGGTCCAGAAATAATGGGTAAGTTTGTAAATAACAGAGAATTAATTCTTAGGTTGGCTGCTTCTGATGGTCTTGACATTTATAAATTAATCAAATCAGACGAACAATTATCTGAAGAAGAGCAGCAGCAAGCTATGATGATGCAGGAACAGCAGCAAGCGCAAGATCCTAACAATGACCCTGCCAAACAAGCTGCGCTTATCAAAGCAGAAAATGACTCAATCAGGACTCAAGAAGCCCAACAAGGCAAGGGTGGTCGTAACTGAACCCTTAGAACCTGAGATTAAGGAGGCTCCTGTAAAAGAGGAACCCAAGACTGAGGTTGACATTCTTATTGAAAGACTTAAAACAGAGAAGCCTCAAACCTTTGAACAATATGTGAAGGCTGTTGAAGCCAAAAAGGTTGTGGCGGTCTATCCTGATCTAACACTACGCATTGGTTAAAGATGCCAGAAATCAACACCACAGGCGGGGCCTTTCCAGAAGAGACCCCTCCTTTTAATGAACAAGATCAAGCCATTCTTGAGGATCGTGAACCTGAAGAACAACAAGAAGGTCTTATTGGAGGTAAGTTTAAATCCCCTGATGATCTTCTACAGGCTTACCAAGAACTTGAAAAGAGACTTGGTAGCCAAGATAAAACTGAGGAAGTACCGGAAGATACGCAGTATGAAAGTGAAGATGCTGAAGTACAAGAGGGTGACATAGTTGGTGGTGTAGAACAAGTACCCCTCTCTGTAGAAGAAGAGAATGTAATCCTTGAGAGTATTGGCGGTGAAGAAGGTTTAGATGCTATGGCTGATTGGGCTAAAGAGAGCCTAGATGCTGATGAAGTAGCTGCTTACAATAAGGAGGTTAATAGTGGTGACTATGTACGAGCAAGGAATGCTCTTCAATCTATGTTTTTTGCTATGCAGCAAGCACAAGGTTCAGAACCTAACTTATTAGGTGGAAGACTCTCTGCTTCTGCAGGTGATGTATTTAGATCTGTTCAAGAAGTAGAAGCTGCTATGAATGATCCAAGGTATTTAAACGATACTGCTTATACACAGGATGTAGAAGAGAAGATGGGTAGGAGTGATGTATTAACACCTAGGTAAGCTATTATTAAAGAAGCTTAAGTATTTATATTGTTGCCTCTGAGGAGATAACAGCAGTGGTGTACTGAGCGTTAAACATTTAATCAATTATTTCGATGCCAGATTTTTCGAGCATCTCCAGGTTAGGTGGTATTAACGGCGTTCAATATAACGCTGGCTCTGCCGCTGGTAACTATGAAAAGGAGAATGCGAATTTTCTGAAAATCTTCTCTGGAGAAGTCCTAACAGTCTTCAACCGTGAGACGATTTTCAAAGACCTAACCCAGAAGCGTACCATTAGTTCGGGCAAGAGCGCAAGCTTCCCAATTACGGGTCGTTTTTCTAGCCGCTACCATCGTCCAGGCGATTGGATAACAGGCCAGGGTAACAAAGGCATGATCGGTGAGAAGATTATCACTATTGATGATCTACTTATTGCTGATGCTTCAATTTATGATTTAGATGAAGCCAAACTCCATTGGGATGTAAGGTCAATCTATTCTAAGGAATTAGGACGAGCTCTCTCAAGAGCTTATGATCAGCGTCTAGTACGTACACTTCTAACAGCTACCGAGTCTGATGGACGTGTTGATGACTGGGATAACAAGACTTACGCTGTAACTTCAGCTCCTGCTGATGTAACAGTCGCAAGTATCTCAGGTAACAACATCACCATGTCAGGCCAGATGGCTAACTACGCCACTTTTGCGGCTGGTGTAAACGTATACGGTGAAGACAGTGGTGCTTACGGTGTTATTACAACTACCGCTACCAATGCTTCTCCATCTGTTATCGTCATCAACCCAATTGGTGCTGTAGGTACAGGTTCTAACGCTGCATTCAAAGTTGGAGAGCGTCTATTCGTTCTAAGTAAGCTTCCTGGTGGAACTTCATACACAGGTATTGACCTTAACGGTGCTGCTAACCGCAACGCTAGAGGCGACCTAATTGTTGAGAACCTCTACAAAGCTTGCCAAGCAC